CAACTAAAAAACAAGTAATATGAGTCAACAACAAGTTAACTTAAATATTACATTAGATAAAACTACAGCTGTAGTGTGTGAAAAATGTAAAAATGAAGTGTTTATTGAAGGAATGATACTTCGCAAAGCATCTCGCTTTGTAACAGGAACAGCACAAGATGCCCTTATTCCTATTCCAGTATTTACTTGTAGTAAATGCGGACATATAAATGAAGAATTTATTCCTATGCAACTTAGAAACAATGATACTAAAACTATTTAATAAATACAAAATGAAAACAAAAGAATTAGAACAAGAAAACGAAGCATTACAAGCTCGAGTTTTGGGCCTAGCTGAAACATTAAAAGCATCTGATAATAAGATTGTATTTTTAGAAAATGAACTTCAAGATCTTTTTAAAAAATATAAAGATTTATTGGCTGAGGTAGAGCACCTTCGTATGTTAGGAAACACATCAACTAAAAACCAAAACGATTCAAGGTATTATTAATGAATATATTTGATCATATTAAGAACATCACTACTAATAAGGGACCATATCTAGGTGACGAGGGATGGAACAACTGGATGATTAATCGTTATCTAAGTATGGACCCTGATTACTGTGAGGTTGTAAATTATGTTCAGAAGAATACTTGGCAAATGAAAGGAGAGTACCTATACAACCTGTATAAAGATCTTATTCCTAAGCAATACAAGTTTCTTAAATATATTAAAGCAACTAATAAAAAGGAATATAAAGTTGATCAAGTAGAGGCAGTAGCTGCCTACTATGAAATTAGTAAAAAGGAAGCTAAACAATATATTGATATGTTTCCCGAAGATGAATTAGAAAACATAATATTACAAATCAATGGCTAAATACATTAACGGAGAAACAGAATATAGAAAATATCTAATGGAAATGGAACAAGAACGAGAAAATGTATTTCAACCTGATTCGGTAGTAAGCTCAATTATAAATGAATTTCTTGCTCGTTCTAAAAAAGGTAAAGCAAAATACGGTGTTGATTTAGATCGTACTGATTTATCATTACTAGAGTGGATTGAACATGCTAAACAAGAACATATGGATGCTATCTTGTATTTGGAAAAAATTAAACAAACAATTAGTGGCCAAGAAAAAATTATCTGATGTTGAGCTAAAAATTAAAAATTATCAGCCACCAGAAATTAATCATACTTTCCAGCGTAGCGTTTCCTATTCTCAATATTCAATGTGGAGTTCATGCCCACATAAATGGTATTTAACCTATGTAGAAAATAAGCAACCGTACCAAGCTAGTATTCATACTGTGTTTGGAACAGCATTTCATGAAACATTACAAGAATATATTACTGTAATGTATAATGAAAGTGGAGCTGCCGCTGATAAAATGGATTTAGAAGCATTATTTCAAGAAAAATTTAGAGAGGTATATTCTAAGGAATATAAAGCAATGGGTACACACTTTAGCAATGCTGAGGAAATGGGTGAGTTCTTTAATGATGCTATTGCTATATTAACCTTTATAAAGAAAAATCGTAATAGATTATTTACAATACGAAAAATGCGTTTGCTTGGGATAGAATTACCCCTATTACTGAAAATAGCTAATAATTTATTCTACAAAGCATTTGTTGATTTTGCTTTATATGATGAGGAATTAAATAAAATTTACATATATGACATCAAAACATCAACCAGAGGATGGTCAGATAATGACAAAAAAGATGATGCTAAAATTGCTCAAGTATTGCTATACAAGCAGTACTTTGCGACTCAATATAATGTCGACGTGGAAAAAATCGAGGTTGAATTCTTCATCGTTAAACGAAAAATATTCGAAAACGCTGAATACCCAATTCCACGAGTGCAATCATTTAAACCAGCAAGCGGAAAAAACAAACGAAAACAAGCAGTAGATAATTTTCAAGCATTTATTGATGACTGCTTTGATAGCGTTGGTAAACCTAAAATAAAGTCGTATCTTAAAAATGTAGGTGAAAAATCATGTAAGTGGTGTCCCTACAATGACAAACAAGATCTTTGCGATAAAATGCATTCTTCTTAACAGACATATATATTTATATCAAAATATATATTATGGCACAGAAAATGCAATTAACAAGCGTGAAAGTTCCTGAAGACTTGTTTGAGCAATTCAAAATTGCTTGTGTTAAATATAAATTCAGTGTTCAGAAATTAACAGAACGCTCAATGTTTTTATATTTAACTAATGATGATTTCAGAAAAAACATTCATAACCAATTAGACACAACATTTACAGGAAGTATTTAAAACAGTTACATGAAAGAAGGTTATATTCCGCAAGAAAAACGTAAAAAGATTTTATTGCTATGTGACGATATTCGAATGACAAGTGGTATTTCCACTATGGCACGTGAAATAGTTATCGGTACTGCTCATCATTATAATTGGGTAAACGTAGGTGGAGCTATTACTCACCCTGATAAAGGTAAGCGTTTTGATCTTAATGATGATACTAATAAAAATGCTGGTATTACTGATGCAAGTGTATTTTTATATCCAACAGATGGATACGGGTCACCAGAATTAATTAGACATCTTATCCAAATTGAAAAACCAGATGCATTAATGATGTTTACTGATCCAAGATATTGGATTTGGTTATTTCAAATGGAACATGAGATTAGAAAGCAAATACCTATTATTTATCTTAATATTTGGGATGATTTGCCTTATCCAATGTATAATAAGTCATTTTATGAATCATGTGATTGCTTAATGGCTATATCAAAACAAACTGAAAATCTTAATCATTGTGTGTTAGGACCCGAGATAGCAGCTGAAAAAGTAATTAAATATGTTCCACATGGTATTAATGAGAGATTTTTCTTCCCTATTACTACTGAACATCCTGAATATTTAGCTTTACAAGAATATAAAAAAGCACTTTATCAAGGTAAAGAATATGATTTTAATTTACTTTATAATGCCAGAAATATTCGTCGTAAATCAGTTCCTGATTTAATGTTAGCCTGGAAGATATTTATTGATCAGTTACCATTAGAGGAAGCTAAAAAATGTGTATTTACACTCCATACCCAACCAATGGATGAAAACGGAACTGATTTACCAGCGGTAAAAGATATGTTATTTGGAAGAAATTCTCAATATAACATTGTATTTTCATCAGGTAAAAATCCTTCTAATGTAATGAATTTACTGTATAACTCAGTAGATGCTGTAGCATTAGTAAGCTCAAACGAAGGATGGGGATTATCACTTACTGAAGGTATGATTTGTGGGAAACCAATTATTGCTACAGTAACAGGTGGTATGCAAGACCAAATGCGCTTTGAAGATGAAAACCATGAATGGATTAAATTTACCCCTGAATTTGGATCTAATCATAGAGGTAAATATAAAAATCATGGTGATTGGGCTTACCCAGTATTTCCTTCAAACCGTAGTTTAGTTGGTTCTATTCCTACACCTTATATCTTTGATGATAGAGCTGAGCCACATGATATAGCTGAGCAAATTATGAAAATATATAAATTAAAGAGGGAACGTCCTGATTTATATAAAATGATTTGTAAACATGCTCATGAATGGGTTGCATCAGATGAATCTATGATGACAGCAAGAAAAATGTCTGAAAATGTAATTGATGCTATTGATACAACATTTAAAAAGTGGCAACCAAGATATGCTTTTGAACTAATAAAAGTAGAACCACTTGAACATCCTAAACATTTTGTAAAACACGTTATCGCACAATAATATGAAACCACTAGTTTTTATAAGTTGCCCAATTGACACATATTCTGGTTATGGTGCTCGCTCAAGAGATATTGCTTTAGCCATTATTAAATCAGACAAATACAATGTTAAAATCCTCCCTCAACGTTGGGGGGCTACACCATTTGGATTCCTACAACAAAATAATCCAGATCATAAAGCAATAATTGATTGTATTTGGAATCAACCCCAACCCCCTCGCCAACCAGATTGTTGGATTCAAATTACTGTACCTAATGAATTTCAAGCTGTAGGAAAATTTAATATTGGTATGACAGCAGGTATTGAAACTACATTGTGTGCTCCACAATGGGTTGATGGAATTAATAGAATGGATATTACACTAGTGTCTTCAGAACATGCTAAAAAAGTATTTAAAAGTAGTGCTTTTGAAGAAAAAAACAATCAAACAGGACAAGTAGTAAGAAAACTTTCTCTTGAAAAACCAGTAGAAGTATTATTTGAAGGTTTAAATACTGAAATCTATAAAAAATTAGATACTGTTGAGGGTGAAGTAAATGAAACATTAAATGACATAGTAGATGAAGAGTTTAACTTTTTATTTGTAGGTCATTGGTTGCAAGGTGAAGTAGGACAGGATAGAAAAGATGTAGGTATGTTAATTAAAACATTCCTTGAAACATTTAAGAATAAAAAACAGCGTCCTGGCTTAATTTTAAAAACATCTGCTGGTAATTACTCTATTATGGATAGAGATTCTATTTTAGACAAAATTAGAGCAATTGAAGAATCAGTAGAGGGTGATTTACCAAGCATTTATTTATTACATGGTGAATTAAGTGATAAAGAGGTAAATGAGTTATATAATCATCCTAAAGTAAAAGCACACGTTACATTTACTAAAGGTGAAGGATATGGTCGCCCATTAATTGAAGCCTCAGTAAGCCAAAAACCAGTAATTGCTCCTAACTATAGTGGTCATATTGATTTCCTTGATGCTGAAATGTCTACTTTATTACCAGGCCAAATTACCCAGATTCATCCTTCAGCAGTAGTACAAGATATGCTTATACCTGAATCAGGTTGGTTTACAGTTGATTATAATAAAGCTGCAGATACACTTGAAGATGTTTATAAAAATTATAAAAAATATATTGATGGTGCTAAGCGCCAGTCGTATAAATCACGTACTGAATTTAGTCTAGAGGAAATGGGTAAACAATTAATTAAATTGTTAGATTCTAGAATACCAAAACCAGTTCAATTAAAACTCCCAACATTAAAGAAAATTGAATTACCTAAAAAACCAGAATAATGCAAGAAAGTCTTATTACATGCCCTAGATGTGGAGGTAATGCTTGTCACGAAGCAACAAATGGTCATTTTACAGTATGGAGTTGTTTTGGATGTGGATTTACAGCTAATAGTACTAC